CCTTCCCCTGCTATAATAAGGGTATAGGAGAAAAATGTCTAATCCATCAAATTTATATGCAGAAAAAATATTTGCTGAACACCCAATAGCCTTGTGGGCATTAGATGGGTCAGTGGACTATATAAATTTAATAGACACAGACTATCAAGATATAGGTGAATCTTGGTTAGTAACTGGAGGATCTGCATCTTTAGAAACACTAGATAAGAATGCACCATTTGAAAATATAGATTTAAATAAACTAGAAGGAAATGTTCCGATATCTGAAACAACAGACATAGTTTGTATCAGTCCAGATATAATAAATTTTACAGATTTAAATTCAAGTCTTGGTACATTTTGTATTGGTAGCCATATATATATTGATAGTGAATATATAAAGTCTGTTGATATTGGATTTCAGTATACAGATACAACGACATCAACTGTAGTTGAAAAATTAAAAACTTATGAGATAAATGTAGAAGATAAAAACTCTTGGATCTTTGTTTCCAAGACATCTGAAATTGTAGATGAAAATACAAACTTTAGAGTAGTAATAAAAATAAAGTCTAATCAGGGTGGGTCAACATCTTCTGATTATGTTTATTATTTAAATGGTATAACTGTTGGTCAATGGTCAGAAGAGTTTAATTTTCAGTCTTTAGGCTTAAGCCTATCGCCAATGCCAGAAGATATTGCATTGGATACATTAAGTATCGTAGAGTCGCCAGCATATGGAATATCAGCAGACACGGCTTATTATTTAGTAGTTGATAATAAGTTGTTAGCAAGAAATACGGGAATTCCATTAGTGTATGGAGCATCAAATGCCACTACATTAAATCCAAATCCACTAGGAGAACCTTCATTAATTGTTCCAGGAAAAGGATTTTTAAATAAGGTTGGCCAACACAAAGAATACACAGTAGAATTTTGGACAAGGATTAACTCAAATTCAGAAATACCTAAAAAAATATTTGGACCAATATCTTCTGATGATGGAATATATGTAGATAGTGGTTTTTTGACATTAAAGATAGGAAAAGTTTTTGCATCGCATTTTGTTGGTGAATGGTTTAGACCTATGCTTATACAAATTAGATTAATTAAAAATTCTGCAACATTAGTTTTAAATGGAGAAGAAGTAATATCTTTAAATATTGAAACAAATAATTTAGAACTACCAGAACAATATAATGAATTTGGAAAAAACCAAGACTGGTTGGGATTTTACTCTTATGACGATATACTTCCAATTGAGTTAGATTGTATTGCTATTTACTCTTATCAAGTCCCATTAAATGTCGCAAAAAGAAGATTTGTTTATGGTCAAGGAGTTATATCTCCAGAAGGAATAAATTCAGCATATGGAGGAACATCGGCATTTATTGATTATTCATTTGCCGACTACACATCAAACTATAATTATCCAAATTTTGCTGAGTGGCAGCAAGGATCTTTTGATAACTTAACTACAACAGAAAATACATTAAGAACTCCAGATTATAAACTTCCAAACATTTATACATCCAATAAATCAATTATTAATTTATATAATGATAATAAACAAATTCAAAACGAAGAATCTGGCCCAGTAAATAATTATAATTTTATTACATTTAGACCAAATAATACTTGGAATGCTCAAACATGCTATTTTAATTTTGACACTTTTAATATTTTAAATACTCAAGTGGATTCGTTTTATGGAATTTTTAGCAATAATAATCTTGATTCAGAACAAGTTCTTTTTAAAATCTATAACGAATTAAACAATAACTATTTTATAGTTAAGCAAGAAAATAATGTTATATCATATAAACTATATTATAATGGCATAGAGGAAGAGATATACACGTCTTCAATAATTGAAGAACATCAATTGTTTTCTGCTGGAGTAAATTTAACGTTGTTGGCAGATTCGTTTGGTGGTAATATTTCTGCATTTTTTGGCAATCGCAACTACCTTAAAGTTTATGTTGCAGGAGATGGTTCATTATCTGGTACATTTTTAGGAAGAATTTATTCTGTAGGATTTTCAACAACAAAAAATTCATTAAAAACTATTAACTATTTTAATAATAATGGAATTGCAATATTTGATGATTTATCTGTAAGCGGGGTAGTTGAAGAAGAAAATGCAATTGGATTAATTGAAAACCTATCAAGTTATACTCTTCTACCAATTGAGTCATATGGCCTTTACTTTTTAGATATTGGAATTTCTGGATCTTGGGAAGACTATATGCCATTGTCATATTTTGGTCAATATGTAACAGATAGTTCTGGAGATCAATTCTATGATTTAGATTTTTTACAATTTAATATTTCAATTCCATCACCAACAAATTTGATTGAAGAAGAAACAGTATCTTTATGGACGTATGAAGAGTTATACAACACTTATTCTAACCCAGTTCAAAAAACATATTATGATTTTGATAATCAGTTAAATACTAATTGGAATAACTATCAAGATGCCAAAGAAAATTCTGTAAAGTTATATAAATACGATACAAGTAATTCAGTTATAAAAAGTTATTTGACATTTCAATATATAGAAGATGGTGCTAATTTATTAGATAGTAGTTTTTCAACAACTCAGCCAGTATTAGATAACTCTATTATTGATATTGACAAATATCCAAATTGGCAAAATACAAAGTTTGAGATAATAAATAATTCAATAATATACCCAACAAAAACTGTTGATTTTAATAAGTTAGCAATTGTATATCATTTAGAATTTAATGTACGTGGAATATTAAACAGGCCAGCAATTGTGCGTAGTTTAGAATTTGCTTCTCAGGCTTTTAACGACAATTCCTTTAATCCCATTGGAACAAGATTTGGAGTAAATTTATTTCCATATAAAAAATCTGGAATTTATTATGATTATAAATCTAAAAATCCTTTTGCAATTTATAAGGGAAGTACTCCATACCTATATTTAACTAAAAATTCTGGAATACAAGTTCTTGGAGATACCCTGTCATTGCAAAGTCGTGGAATCTCATTTCCGATAAATGAAGCATTGTCTTCAGATTATTTAATAAGTGCAATTCAAATGTGGATAAGATATCCTGAGAATAAGTTTTCAAGTATTCCAGCAGAGTTATTTGAAATTATTTATAAAGATGATACTATAAAATTTTATTTGGTAGCAGATAGTGATCTTGGGCCTAGAGCAAGAATTTTTGCAAGAAGTCTGTCATCTAATACATTGTTAAATAACATAGTTTATTATTGGAATGGAATTCCAGTTAAAGAACCAGTAATAACATCTAAAGAATGGGGTTCACTTGGAATATCTTTTAAATCTTCTTTAGATTTTGGAAATTTCATAGGCTCTATCAATTTAAATGGTAAAGCGTTATTCAATAATATATCTTATTATCAATCAAACAATTTGCAACAAGTTCAAAAAACCATAACAAGGTCTTGGAATATGGTAAAAAATAATGAATCCGTAGATTTTGATTGGTCATACTATAATAATAATTATAACTGGGGTAATACATTGGTAATAGGATTATCAGATTTATATGGTATAAATCCATCAGACGTTTATAGGACATACATAGGAACTAATAAAATAATATTTGACGACGATAATGGATTAACCATAGACTCTGACAAAGTAAAAATATACCAAAACATTACTTGGTCAACAAATACATCCTTAGCCTTGTAATATGGTATACTGATGGTTATGGATAATGAAATTCTTAAAAAAGTTGGTAATGTACGGCGCAAAGTAATAGAAAAAGACTATAACTGGGGACTGTACGTATACAAAAAGTCTAACGGCGCCTGGTTTACTGACGGAAGTGGAAGCATATTAAATATTCCATCAGAACGTGGAGATATTTCTAAAATTTCAGAATTAAAAAAGGCTGCTATACATTATGGCGATGATGGAGAAGGGAATGCAGTTTTTGTTCCTGGACTTACAAGAATTAGCGAGGAAGAGCATTCTGAGCAATTAGATAGAATGAAGAATGGCTTAATTCCTTCCATGAATGATCATGGTGCTTGGGTAGCAGCACGACAAACCTATGATAAGTATGGTAGCAATGAGTGAAGACTATTTAAGGGTTGGGTTAAACACACAGGAAAAAGATGTAAATCCATTTTCTGAGCAAGACCCATTTAATAAAACTTGGGATCAACTAAAAGATTTTTCAGGACTAGAACAAAATTTTCGTAGAAAAACTGCAAGAAATGTGAATAAGGCAATCACTTATGCAACAAATGAATATTTAGATTCTGCTAATGCCACGCCATCTGGAGTAGATGCAGGATCAAAAGCAATTAATCCAGGAACGGTATACAGAAATGGTTACGGACTGTTTGATGTAATAACTCCACCATACAATATGTATGAGTTGGCCAACTTCTATGACACATCATTTGCCAATCATGCTGCTATAGATGCTAAAGTAGAAAACGTTGTTGGATTAGGTTATCGTTTTGATATTGCAGATAGAACAATGTTAAGGTTTGAAATGAATGACGATCAAGCAGCAGTAGATCGTGCTCGTAATCGTATTGAAAGAATGAAACTTGAACTTAAAGATTGGCTTGAAAATCTTAATGATGACGATTCATTTACTAAAACTATGGAAAAATTTTATACAGATGTTCAGGCTACAGGTAACGGCTTTCTTGAAGTAGGCAGAACTGTTACTGGAGAAATTGGATATCTTGGTCATATTCCAGCAACAACGGTTCGTGTTCGTCGTTTGCACGACGGATTTGTTCAAATTATTGGAAACTCGGTAGTTTATTTTAGAAACTTTGGGGCAAAAAACAAAAACCCAATGACTGCAGATCCTCGTCCAAACGAGATTATTCATTATAAAGAATACTCCCCATTAAACACATTTTATGGAATTCCAGATATAGTTGCAGCAATGCCTTCTTTAATCGGAGACCAACTTGCCTCACAGTATAATATTGACTATTTTGAAAATAAGGCTGTTCCAAGATACGTAGTAACTCTTAAGGGTGCAAAACTATCTTCCGATGGCGAAGATAAAATGTTTAGATTTTTACAAACTGGACTTAAATCTCAGTCACACAGAACTCTCTACATACCACTTCCTGGGGATACAGAAAACAATAAGGTTGAATTTAAAATGGACCCTATTGAAAATGGAATTCAGGATGGATCATTTAAAGAATATCGCAAGCAAAATCGTGATGATATTCTAATTGCACATCAAGTTCCAATTTCTAAACTTGGTGGAGCAGATTCTGGAATTGCAGCAGCACTATCTCAGGATCGCACCTTTAAGGAGCAGGTATCTCGTCCAGCACAAAAGCATCTTGAAAAGGTTGTTAACAAGATTATTCGTGAAAAAACAGATATCCTTGAACTTAAATTTAATGAACTTACCCTTACTGATGAAATTGCTCAATCTCAGATTATTGAGCGTTATGTTAAGACTCAGGTTATGACTCCAAATGAGGCTCGTGAAAAATTAGACTTGCCACAAAGAGCAGATGGGGATGATCCTTTTGTTATGTCGCCAAGACAAGCAACTGACTCTAGAGCAAATTTGGCGGGTACTCGCCAAAGAGATTCAGAAAGAACAAATAATAATTCTGATTCACCAACTACAATATCTGGACGCAAT